ACACCTATTTGCGAATAGCCATGGCAAGGCTGATCACATCGGCATCTATCACGGATGTTTATGAGGTCGATTCCCGGTTGAGAGAAGAAATAAGTCTCTTGATAGAGAAGACTTTGCACACTCTGTCCTGTGACGGAGTAAGTGTGAGTCTATTCTGTCCTATTTCTGTATTAACCGATAGATTCTTGAGCTACTGGGGTTTGTATTTGGACCCCGAAGTTCCTAGCTCTGCTCCTTGCTCTCAATGGCTCCAGATCGCCCTTTCCGAGTTGGAAAGGGAAGTCAAAGATTACCTTGACCGTTTCCGGGAATTTTTCTCCATCGTTCTTCCTAACTTAAGTGTTTCGGAAGACTCTTGGAGGAAACTCGGTCGTGGTTTGGGTTTCTTGTCAGTTTTCGGCGGCTTGTCAGTTCATTTTAAGAGGCAGACCAATCAATGGTTTGCTCGTTATTTTGAAACTGATTTGCCTGCTATGAAGACTGACATTGACTTCCCTCTCTTTCCCAGAGAGGTGAATTTGGAGTTAAAGAGAGCTATCCACCGAAGATCTTCTAGGAAGACTTCTGACATGTCTTTGTTCTATTCCATCTTTCAAGGTCTTAAAAAGGGGCTTTTGCCAATACGCCCGGACCAGATAGACAAATCTCTGTGCGATCACATGAAAGCGCTTTCGAAATCCACAAGGGCTAGTGGTCTGACCAGATATCACATAAGGGAGTCACTTAATCGTGAATTCCGTGATCTGATCGTCCCTCCCAATATACAGGGCTCAAAAATCCTTTCCAACCACTCCACCATCGAGGAAACTCGTGGAAATGGAGGGCAAGTTGGATTGTTTGGTGATGCTCTGGATGTTCCCGAAGAGGAACTTGAGGATTTTTTTGGCGTTCCCAGTTGGATGCGTCGTGACGTGTTCTTCCCTCGGATCCCCGTTTTCACGGGATTTGTTGAGATGAGAACATGCCACTTTGGGCACCAAGGGGAGTTGATTCGCACAGAATTTAAGATCCAACCAGTATATTCCTTCTCTCCTTATGAGAGGGAACTTCAGGATTGTATCCGGCATTCCCTGAGAGAGTTTCGAGACTCTTTCAGGCCGGGCTGGGTACAACCTGCGGTCATCCTTGAACCCCTTAAGGGCAGGATCATCACCAAACCCTCCGCCGGAGACTACTTGGAATACGGGAACGCGCAAGCCTTCCTGTGGAACAAGTTACGTCAACGGCGTGAGTTTGAGTTGATTGGTCGTCCTGTGGAGGACTTGGATGTGTACTGGGTTTTGGGATCGAGGTCTTTTGGAGATGTGTTGAACTCTGGTGATTATTCCGGCGCCACTGATAACCTTATTCAAGAGGTTTCGGAGCTCATACTTGAATTTCTTTTTCAGAGATTCACTCCCGCATTCCGTCAGGTTCTCAAGAGTACCTTTAGTCGATCGACTATTGATTATTCTCGAGTTGCTGATTCGGAGTCTGGGGAGGGTTGGTGTGAGCTTCCTTTTCACTGGCGTTCAGTGGATCAGGGTCAAGTTCAACAGAACAATGGACAACTCATGGGACACATTTTGAGCTTTCCCATCCTTTGTATTGCTAACTACCTGGCCTTCACTCAAACCTATGACCTAGTGCTTCAGAAGCCTAGGCCACGAGTGTTGATAAACGGGGATGATATCCTCTTTGCGTGTGCAAAGGAGGACTACCCCGTTTGGTGCAGTGTTGTGCAATCTTATGGATTTTCCCCTTCTCTGGGTAAAAACCTTATCTCCTCTGAGATTTGTCAGATCAATTCTGTCCTCTTTTGTATTCGTTATGCGAATAAGATGGACGATCTGTTTTTCTCGTATGTGAGAGAGGTCACCGTATGTTCCTATTTGAACATGGGTGTTGTTACTGGAAGAGGGAAGGGAAAGGAGGATACTCAAACAAGATGTTCAATTGAGCAGTCAGAAGCAGACTTGGATCGTCTGTCGGTGGAGCTGCCATCTTTATGGTCTAACATTCAGACACTTTCCTATGCAGAGAAGTTTATCGATTTGGATAAAGCAGTTCTCACGTTCTTGGAGCATCGCCCTATTCTTGCTGATACCATTTGTCGCTACCCTTACCTCACCCTATTGGATGAAGGAGGTTTGAGACGAATGATGCAGGAAGATGTGGGTGAGCTTTCCTTGAACTCCTATTCAAGGTTCCTGTCGACTCTGAAAGAGCCGGGTTTCTTGCGTTTGAAAGGAAGTTCTGTAGTGTCGGATCTGAGATGGTGTGCGGAGCGGGCTAGAAGGGAACTTACTCCTCGTATTATGCCGGAGGAGTGTAGCCAAGAATCAAGGATTCGCCCTCTAAACGTGTTTTGAGTGGCTGATCACCACTGTTTTGACGAAGGGACGGAGATATCTTCTTTCTTTCTTTTAAAGCTTTTCGAGAGTTGTCTTGGACCCAGCAGTTTTGTTGTGCTGCGGGCTGTTTGCGAAGGATGTAGAGTGCACACTAAATGTGCGACAAGTTGACCTTCGGGTCTGGATGATGTGGAGAAATCTGCCACCATCATGTAGCAAACAACGACTTTCGAATCGAGGAGAGAATTTTGATTATCTGACC